ATAATTGTTATAAAGGATTGTTTTGGGATTTAGAAACAAAGAACTTCCTAAGATGGAATGAACTTAATAAAAAGGAGCGTAAATAAACTGAAAGCAGTGACCAGTAGTGTCTGCGTTGTATGTATAATTTGTTGGGCATACGTAATAGTTTCGGGATACTATTACTTTTTCTAACAATACAAAAAACTAAGAAGTAATTAAAGAACGCTATTGTTAGCTTCACAGGAAAATTGCATTTTAAAAATGGAGAGGTATGAAAAAATTATTAGGCACACTAATTTTACTATTTTCAAGTATTAGTTATTCAGATCAAACAGGCGATTGTGATGCAGGTTCACAATACTGTGAGCAGAATAGTTTAGAAACTACGAACACTACAACTACTACAAATACTAACACAAACACTAATACCAATACGAATACTAATACCAACACTAATACCAACACTAATACGTCTACTAATACCAATACGAATACTAATACTAATACAAACAATAATACAAATACTAATACTAATACTAGTACAAATACTAATAACAACACCAATGTAAATACAAATACATCGACTGCTACTAATCAAAACACTAACGTCAATACTAATACTTCTACAAGTACAGTAAACTCAAGTGTAACTCAAAATGTTAATAATACTACAACTAGTACAAGTAATAATACTAATACAAATAACAATACATCAGTTGCTACAAATACAAACAATAACACAAATATAAATCAATCTACTTCCGAATCAAATGTCACGACTGATAACACGAATAATAATACCAATAACAACAATACCGTATCTGATAATAC